AGATTTATTTACTCCACAAAGCTATACGAAAACTCAGAAAGTCCCGGGTATTCAGAAAGTTCCACGAGAGGGGTTCGGAGCCTTACTTGAAGAAACTATGAGTTTGTTAGTGTCTGGAACTTCTAGTCCAATGGATTTGCGTCAAGCTCTAATTCCACTGACTCAAATAACTCCTAAGAAGTTGTACATCACCACTCAGGCAACGAGGGATTACTCTACACACGAAGAGCTGATTCTGGCGGAACAGATAGCCGCTCTCACCAGGAGAATAGCCCTGGCTATAACTTGTGTCGCAGTCATTAAAACTAGCGATGAGTTTCTACCGGAGATAACAAGACTTCGGAATACGCTTCTTTCAAGAATCGATAATGAAGCTTTCTTGGCCTCTACGGATGATCCGACGTATGTCGCGCTTAGAAAATTACGAAGTTCGGTTTCAGATTATATCGCCAATTATGCTAGCGGCGGGAGGAGTACCAAAGGCTATATGTTCCAATCACTGATGCCGGTCGCGGCCTATGCTGCAAATATCTATCCCCAGGAGTATGAAGGAGTAGACAGGGATATTCAAATCGTGAAGCTAAATGGGATAGACCACCCCATGTTTCCACAAATATCTAGAGTTATGGCTTACGTGAAATAATGGCATTTGAACTGATCAGAGTGGCTGCGGACGGTGTTCTCTATGAGGGGTGGGAGTCTATCCAGATTAGTTGGGAAAGAGGCCGACCAGTTATTCAATTTGTCCTGACTACTACAGAGATTGGACCTCCGGGAGTAGTACCAGCCTTCGATAAATGGAATTTCCCTCCTGGTACGCAGATTGATGTTTTCGCCGGTAATGATTTATTGATTTCAGGGTTTGTCTTAAATTACGCTCCTACTTATGATGCTGATCAGCATTCCATAGTCGTGACTGGAGTAACAGGAGGATATATTTTTGGTTATTCGTCTGTAGATCCTGTAAAATTTCAAGAAGGCCGATTTGATAAAATAACGGACAGTGAACTTGCCCAAAGATTCGCTGGAGCTGCTTGCACGTCTATCCAAGATTACACTACACCAGATCTACTTCCCTGGTTTCAAATTAGACAAGGGGCAACTTATTATCAAGAGATGATGCGTATTTATCAGCAACGCGGAAAAACAATCATGGCGACTCGAACCGGCGGCATGGCTGTTGTCGATGAGTCCTCCTGGTTCATGAATGTTCAAGCTTCGCTAGTGCAAGGCTTGAATATTCTTAAGGCGAGTGCCAGTTTGGATGCACTTAGAAATCAAGATTTATTTGTGAAAGGCCAAAATCCAATAGGAACAAATCTATCTGAACATATTCAACCAGAGGCAAGTCTGCTGGCTGGCGGAGGAATGAGTTGTGTCAAAAGAGTTATTGTAGATCAAGCTGTTACGACCAAAACTTTGGCGATGCGCCGCGTCCTGTGGGAAGCCATGCGCGTCAATTATGCGAAGATGCAGGCAGTGATTACCACTCCGGGGTGGAGACATCAAGGTGGCGGATTTTGGAGTGTCAATGAAGGAGTCTACGTTCTATCGCCCTGGTTGCAAATTGACTGCACTATGGCAATATGGAAAGTAGTCTACACTCAAAACGATAAAGTCGGAACAATCACAGAAATTACTCTGGTTAATCCGGCTGGTACTCCGATACAGGATCCCTCCAGCGATCAATTTATTCCAGGAGCCCAGAATTGGGAATGCAATTCTGGTTCGGTCTGGCATGAGTGGGTTCCTGGTGCAGGATTAGGTTCACCTCGTGTTCCACAGGCGCAGTGAATAATGCCCACTCAAATTGACAATGCACTTATTCGAACTCAAATCATCAAGACGCATGATGATGGGGATCAGCAGAAGCTAGAGGCTTATGGTCGTTCGAGCGAACGGTTTGGAGGCACTACCTCAGAAACTGCCACCCCACGGTTGCAGAACTACGGCTATTCATCTTATGTGCCAGCGGAATCCCAGGGTATAACCTCTATACCTAATGGGAATCCTGATATGGCGATGATGACCAATATCGAGCATCCCAAGTCGCGGTGGAAGAATCTTGCAGTTGAAGGAAATATCGTTGAATATGACAAATGGCAGCATCGCCGATTAAAAGAAGAGAAGAAGTGGACCGATAAGGTTGGAAACGCAATAGTCCTCATGACAGAAGAAGGCGACATAGTTCACCTTAATCCTCCCTCCATTTTACTCGCTGGCTTGCAAGTTCATCGTGATGGTTCCACTTACAGTGAAGAGGAGCTTGCCGCGCTCCAGGCTCAAGAGGCTGAAGCCGAAGCCAATCGTCAAAGCATTCTCGCTGAAGCCCAAGGCCGACATGATGCCTTCATGGCTCGAATAGACACCATGGAGCAGCGCATCGCACAGTTGGAGTCACAGCTTGGCATCCTCACGAATAATAGTCCGGTTGGGTGATCCCGGCTCACATGGTGGAGTTATGATAACCGCCGCGTCCCGGACCAAGGCCGAAGACATCCTTATCTGTCGTAAAGACGATACCTATGACTGCACTATTCATGGACCTAATCCAATTGTTGATCCTCTGACCACTCGCACTTATGCTGAAGACAAACTGATTGCTGTTGATCAGGCTGTCACTCAATGTGGCGCTACTATTCAAGCTACCGCCACACGGACAAAGGCTGAATAAAATGATTAATGACCGCATCCTCGATTATGGATTAACCGCTCTTATTCTCGAGGTAACTGCGCTCTATATCTGCGATGTTCAGCCTGCGAATTATACGGAAGCGACCGTCGACAAATCCTACGGGGCGAAATCCTCCCCCGTTGTAGCTGGTCCGCAGATTTCGAATACGACACCGGGTCGCAAGGTCGTGGTTCAGGCTTTCACGGATGGGGCTATTACTAAAGACGGTACAGTCGGTTTCTGGGCTCTGGTCGATGATACAAATCAACGATTGCTCGCTTCAGCGGCTCTCTCTGTGCCGAAGCCTGTTGTGACCGGAAATACTTTCTCACTACCGGATTTTGACATAGTGCTCCCATATGAGGCTGTTCCATGAAGGCTCTTTGGGACACAGTTTGGAATAGCGATGCGCTATATTACGCTGATTGGGCCATCGCCGATCCTACAATAGAACCAACCAATATTGGAGGCTTCCAGAATGTAGATCCAATGAGTTCCGCCATCATCTTAGCGTTATATACTGATGGTCGTTTACCAGACTCGATGGTCGGAAGTTATGGATTCACAACCGCCGACCAGTTTCAGTGGCATGGTAATCTCTTTGGCATTGAACCAGATGAAGGCCCATTTAATTCGTTACTTTGGACGCTTGAACGCGCTCCACTATCAGATTTGACTGGAAGGCAAGCTGTTCATTTTGCTGCTGATGCTCTCCAGATTTTGGTTAAGAATCATTGGTGTACGGGATTCAATATTACTTACGAATTGGTTAAGTCAGAAAGTAGAATTACATTAACGATTATCCCTCTGGGACTGTCAGAAGAAAGAGCTTATTTCGCAGATCTATTCCCACTGCAATAAGGGCGAGAAAGAGCATAAATGTTCACAGCTCCGAGCACTTCAGATATCCTTAAAGATCTTCGCAATTCTGTCAAGTCTGAGGTTGATGGCACTGATCCATGGATATGGCCGAATAATCTTGTTCCTACTCTGAAGGCTATTGCCCAGGCTCTTCGATCTGCTTATCTAAGAATTCAGTTTGTGCATGAACAGGCATTTGTCTCAACAGCTAAAGCTGAGTATTTGAACTTCCATGGTATCCAGGCAGGTGGTCTTTCCAGAAATCCTGCGACTTATGCTCAGGGCGAAGTAAACGTTGAGACCAGCGCCAACAATGTAGTTATCCCTGATGGTACTGTACTCTACCGAAGTGATAATGTCCAGTATGTTACCGTCGGAACAACTACCATCATAAGAACCGGCGATCCTGTAAATGTCCGTGCTCTTGAGTCTGGAGCTCTAAGTAATACGGACGTAGGGGGAGTCCTTAGTCTCGTTACTCCCATTGGTGGAACTGTTTCTTTTACAGTAGCAGATGGCGGTTTGATTGGCGGTGCTGATGAGGAGTCAGATGATTCATTCCGTCAGAGAATTCTCTATATCAAGCAAAATCCTCCCCATGGAGGGTCGCCGGCGGAATATGTTGAGTGGGCACAGACTAAGGTTGGAGTAACTCGCGTATTCCCCATGAGAGCGACTCCACAACCAGGAAGCGCGACTGTCTATTTCATGATGGATGGATTAGGGAATGGTGTTCCGAGCGCGGCCAATGTCGCTGATCTGCAGTCTATACTAGAAGCTCTGGCTCCTGAAGACGCAGAAGTTATTGCCGACGCACCTGACCCTGTCCCTATCGATATCACAATTGAGGACTTGGTCCCGAATACCCCATCATTGCGGGACGCAATTGTCGAGAGCATTGCCGCTCAGTTTGTCCGCAAGGCTTATCCAGCGTCTCTTACCCAAAACTCAGTATTTTCTAAGTCGTGGATAACCCAAGCAATCGCTTCCACCCCCAAATGGCGGAGCTCTACAGTAACTGTTCCAGCTGGCAATATAACTTTGACGACTCCCGGCCAAATCCCTATCCTTGGGGTGGTTTCCTTCGCGTGAGGTCAAGGTGGAACAAACTGGTCAAGATAGAGTAACGGATACAGTATTCTGTCCCGAGGTTGATCAGGTCCAGATTGCCTTTATGAATTTACTTCCGCGTGGGCGTGCTTGGGGAACAAGAGAATCTCTTTCCCAAGACACAGGGTCTATTATCCGCAAATTCGTTAAGGCATTATCTAATTCTTGGATGCATCTTGAAGATGCAATGTGTCAATCATTTAATGAATGGTATTGTTCCACTGCAGAATATGATGTAGATTTATGGATGTTAGACTATGGCATTCCTGATGAATGCGATTTATACAACATGGATGTCTGCTCTAAAGTAGGGGCTATTCATGGAGTGTCTGCTGGCGAATTAACTGCGTTGCTAGAAAAGAGTGGATATAATTGTGAGGCTCGCTGGCTGACTGGCAAGGATCAAGAATTTCCTGGAGTTCGCTCAACCCTTAGAATAATT